CTATCGCTGAGCTGGAAGCTGCTCCGATGACTGCAACTACTTCAATTACTTCCCCAGCTTCCAGAGAAATACCTTGGAGAGTAATGCTAGTGCTGGATGATTCAATCCAATCTACGCCAATAATAAGCCTCTGACCACCCCTGTAGACAGAGATAGATTCAGAGGCCGGCGTATAGGAGAAGCTAGTAAGTGTGAATACTGTCTGACCAGATGTGGCCGCAAAGACCTGAGACTTATTAGTGCTCTCAGCATCTACATTAATTACTTCATTTCCCGGCGCCCAAATACTTGCACTCATTATGGCTCCTTAGATATTATTCTGTCTTAGTAATTGAATCTGCTCAATCACATCTTGCTTAAAGTAAGCAGCTTTCTCGTCTTGGCCTATTGATTTAAATACATAGGCGGCTGCATCGGTAATGATTGCATAAGGATAGTCATCTGCAATCCAACTAGAGTATCCAGTATCAGATACGTCTGGGTTAAGATAAGCACCTACAAGCATATAAGTATCTTGCGTGCTAGACTTAATTTCTATCTGATCTCCTGCTAGGTAGCAAATATCCTCTTTCTGAATACTGTATCGATCAAGAGATTCTTCTGGAGTAAGTTGCTCGAAGAAAGTTCCCGGCAGCCCATCAGAATATTTACGAAGATATTTAAGACTACGCCAGCGAGGGTGAATTGTTTTGAATGGTAGAGACTGAACAAAAGCTACTGGATTCCAGGTAATTCCAGATTCCCAAATATCCCTAGCAAAGAAGTCTACATGATGCATTTTAAGGGTGGCTTTCTTAACAGCCAGAGCAGTCTCTGCCACCAGATCGGGTCGATTAGTGAGAGTGTATACATCACTCACTAGACTATTAAGAGAAGCCATTATTATCCCTTACTTATTAGTTGCAGCCATCTTGACTAGATCAGCTGCCGATACAGTTCCGCGAGCAGCCTTAGGAGCTTCTTGAGCGGGAGCATCAGATTCGTCTTTACTATCTACTTGCATATAGCAAGAGAATCCTGAGAGAAATTCAATATCAGCTTCTGATTCAGTTTCGTAATACATGCCAGTAAATGAGATAGCAGTACCGTCACCTCGCACTGCATTACCTTCTAGCGGAGAAGTCTTTTTAAAGATTGCCATGATTTATTTCCTTGTAAAAATACCCTCCCTTATTTCTAAGAGAGGGCGCCATGACTCCAGACTAGCCGGAGATTAGCATAAACTTGTGTTGAGCTTGAACTAGCTGAGTTGCTGCAGCAGCACTAACTGTAATCTGGCCGGTGGTTGCATTAGGCGTAAGAACCTGAGCAGAGCCACCAGTACGAACAGTAATAGAGCTGATATAGCCTTCAGTAGTCACAGCAGTTCCCGGAGGATTAACTTGAACTACAGCCATATCAGTCTCCTAATTAGCCTGCAGCTGCTGCGGTCAGGTCATAGATGATTGCATTAGCAGCCGGATTCTTGACAAGGCAAGTAACTTCAGTAGTCAGCGAACCGCCAACAGCATCAACACCACCAGCCTCAACCGTGTCGCCCTGAATGCCGTACTCTTCAGACATAGTCTTACGATCGCCAAGATAAGCAAGATTGAAAGTAGACAGGTCAACAGCGATAGCCATCTTAGCCCAATCAGCGTTGCTATTAAACAGCGGATGCTCGATCATGCGGAAAGTACCACGGCTGGTCTTGAAGCTAGAGAATTGCAAGCCATAAGAAGTCTGACCTTCAACCAGCTGATAAGTACCATTAAAGCGGCCGATGTTATTCAGGACACGCTTAGCTGCACCGCCACAGAACAGGACACGCTCATTAGCCACCTTAGGATCAGTAGTGGTATCGAAGCAAACATCCAGATAAGCCTCAAGTTGGGTGTAGTTAGTAGTAGCGCCAGCCGTATTAACATTGGCTGCGGCATTCAACGTGACTTGATTGACAATACCGTTCATGGTGCGAATCGGCTTGTTATTCAGAGTGCCAGTGTAGGATTGTCCGAATAGAATAGCCTTTTCCATATCAGCAGCATGGAAGCCAGCACACTCACCGCGAGACTCAGAGATATTCGTATCGCCAGCAATAACTTGCGTAGCACGAGCAGTATCAGTCAGTGCCCACGAATTACGGAAGATCTGAGTGTAGTTAGTAACACGAACAGAAATGATCTGAACTGCGGACGGGCGAGCAGAACCTTCTTCGAAAGCCGTACCAACTTGATAAAGCTTCTGAGCAGACGACATAGCTGCAGCAGCAACAGTACCAACAGCACGACGGCAAGTAACAGAAGTACTAGTAGGAACAGTAAGAATCAGAACAACTTCTTTAGTGGTCTGATTACGAACAAGCATACCCGGAACCATGTTAGAAGAGTCAACAACAGTAAGCGTGGTATCAATAGAGAGCGCAGATGCGTTCATAACTACTTGCGGGAAAATCATGGTCTTCGTGAAGAAGCCATGTTCAACCTGAACAGCAGTCTCAGTTTTCAGCATAGAGGTCAGGCCGAAAAGAGGTGCTGCGCCGTTAGGCATCAGGCGAGTAATCATAGATGCAAACGACTTCTGTACAAAATCAGTCGTAGCGTTAATAGTGCTAAAATTCTGTTGACCAACGGCCATGATTTATTTCCTTTACGAATTAAGAATTAAGAAATGCAGACCAGTCTTGTTCACCGTTAGCCGGCTTAGTCTGGGGAGCTTGTGGTTTTTGCATGGTGCCGGTGAAAGCTTCCAGATATTGTGTTGCCATTTTCTGAAGCTCTGAGGCAGATGCGTTGGGGTACTTAACTGTAAGTTGTTGTTGCAATGCCCCTAAGATAGGAGCAGCAGCGGGGTGGTTTAGTGCAGGGTTTGACTGACGAAGTCCATCGTTCAGCGATTGAAGTTTAATGTGTTGCGGAAGATCAGCCATAATAGAATCACGAGTTTGCTTAACTGCTTGCTCGATGATCTTGGTTGTAGTCATTGCATTCTGTGCATACACAGTTTGCGACATTGCATTCATTAATTGCGGCAAAGCTTTTAGTGCTCCTTCTCCACCAGCTGCTACTGCTTGAACTAGTTGGGGATTAAGTGATTTCGAGAAGTCTACTTTAGCTGCTGCTTCCATCAGTTGCTTAGGGTCTACATTAAATAGACTGTTATTGGTGCCGCCTTCTGGTGATTCAACTGGTTTCCAGATCTCATTAAATTGATCTAGGCCAGAAGGAGTAGAAGAAGCAGGCGCATTAACATTACCGGGAGCAGATTGCATTGCAGTAGTCTGCTCTGCAGGAATATTTCCCGGAGGAGTAGGTTGTGCTTGTTGAACAGGAGCTTGAGCAGGGGTTTGATTAGATTGGCCGCCGCCGAAAAGATTAGCAATAGTTTGACCGATGGACATGGTTTATTCTCCAAATTGTTGAGTTTGGTCTTGCACATATTTGTGCATTTCCAGTAGGTATTGCAGCGCATCAATTTTACCTTTTAGATAAGCCTCTGCTTGCACAAAGGCATTGATGTTCTGCGGATCAAGGGTAAGGGCAATTCTTGCATTAGCAGCTTCGGCTATCATATTTTGTATGATACCTCTATTGCTCTCTGTAAAGAGATGCCCTGCCTTATTTTCTTCATCAGTAAGTTCATACTGAGTGAAAGAATGTGGGATGACTTTCATTAGCTTATCCGTTCGTAATCTGATTAGAGATATTATACTGACGATTCTCAGTCTTAGGTGCTGCAGAGTAAGGATCATTGCCAGCAGGATTATATCCAAACTGCTCAGGAGTGGGCTGCGGAGGAAGTTGCTTAAGAATGTTCTGAATCTGAGCAGGATCAACTTGACCTTTAAGCATATCTGCAACTGTAGCAGAGACTTGTTGCCACTGAGCCATTGCTTGTTCGTAAGCAATTTGTTGCTTAGTCTTCTCAAATTCTGAGATCTTAGCTCCCTGAGTCTTAAGGAAATAAGAAAATAGCGGACCTACGTTATATTGCTGCTGCAAGACTTGACTGGTTCCGATCATCTGCATTGCAATCTTCAGAGAGTCTGCATTTACTATCTTGTCTGCAGGAGTCAAGCCATCAGTTACTTTGAAATCCATTACAGCTTTACGAAGCTTGACCGGCTCAATATTAACTATCTCTTGACGTTCCCTGTTGAATAGAGACACTCCGCCTTGATACTGGAGGATATTAATTTTCAGGATAGTCTTAGCTGGCGTAAAGAACTGAGCTTCTAGTAGCATGGAACAGAGCTGATCTCGCCCATTAGCATTACCCATTACAGTATCGAATTCATGCAAGGTCTTATTGCCTTTTACAAATTGACCTTGCCTTGCTTGATTCTGGCCTGAGACTAAATTAGCCATCTTAAGCACACCCTCAGTCTCTTGCATCATTACTGCAGACTGATCGTCACGGAATGGGATAGGATAGTAAGCTTCTGAGAGTGGCTTGCCGTAAGCTGCAGGCTTAACTGGAATCTTAGCTGCTGGGTTATCTGAATTAATATGTGCACGATCTACTCGGCTAGGATCATATAGACCGCGATCTGAGATTGCTCTGCGTCTAGCTGCAATTCCTGCATTCCACATAGCAGATGTAATTTGCTGGAATGGAATAGCATTAGTTGCCAGAGACTTAGTTTGCAATGCTAATCCGTCATCATTAGGCTGAGCAAAGATAATCGGAAGCCAGCCATGTGCATTAGTCTGACGTTCTGCATGCAGGAGAACTG